TAACATGACCACGCTTGCGTTTATCATCACTAAAATTACTCATACCAATAGTTTTCTTTTCATAGCTTGCTGCATCTGCCTGTGAAGCAGTTACAACCAAACAATGATAGATTTGAGATAATGCTCTAAGTTGTTTCCACGTTTCGTTAATCCTGTCTCGGCCCTGCAATCCAAAATAATCCATATTTAGAATATCTGCATAATCAATTACAATAATATCTGGCACCCAGCCTAATCGTTCCCAACCTTTAATTATTCCAGTTATATCTTTTACTTTGAGGACAGAATTTGCATGGCAGGATAATTTCAGTAATGGTCTTTTGGATTTGATTTTCTCTCTCATCATCTCTTTACATTTTCTAACTGCCTGCTGCCATGATAATTGATTATCAAATTTCTTTAATTTATAATTTACAAAACATTCTTCTTCGTCTTTATGTTTTACTATTGATTTAGGATATTGAACTTCTTTGTATTTTAATGGTTGTCCAGCTACCCTTATCATCATTCTTCTCATAATCTGGTGCTGACTCATATCTCCGCAGGAAAAGAAAGCCACTCTGCGTCTTTGCAATATTGCTCTAAAAGCAACATCAATAAGCCATGTACTTTTGCCCCGTTTTTCTGGGGCTATAAAATTTATGAATCCGTCTCTCTCAAAAGAATCCCCAAAGAACCTACCCAATGCACCTGGATAACTAATCAATGGCTCTGCTTTATCTTCAAAAGCATCCTGTATTGCTTTGACATCCTGTAATACATTTACTCCTTCACCTTTACCTATCTCAATTTTATTAAAATCATAAATCTTATTTATTGCATTGTTAATTTTTCCATTATCTATATCATTTTGAACGTTTTCAGATAATCTTTCAAGTTTTATCTGATTAAAATAGCCACTGGCCAAATCAATAATATAGTCGCTATTGGAAGCCTTCTTTAATTTCTTGTAATCATTGGACAGAGTAAACAGAAATTTTTCAATCAAATTTACTATATTTTTATCTTTATGTTTTTGTGCCCACAGTTCAAAAAGCTTTTCAATATTTTGCATTGGGGCTTTTTGATATTTTTCATAATAATCTATACACCATCCAGCTATAAGATTAGCATAATCGCTTTTGAAAATATCTGGTTGCCATTTACCAGTTAATTTAGACAATACGATCTTGTCAACTATCATCGCAGTGAGTATTTGCTTTTCTTGTGAATTGTCAATATTTTGTATTTTCATATATGATATAGATGTTTTTTATTATTTATACTATTTATATTATTTATACTATCAAATTACACCATTTTTGCAAAAACTGTCTAAGATAGGGGTTATACCATCAAACAGACACCCTGTTTTTAGGGGTCTGGCTCGCACCAGGAACGATTTTCGAGGTCTAAGGGCTATCATTATACCCCCCCCGTCAATTTAGGCTGTTTTAGGGGCTTATCGGAATACAAAAGTTTAATGTAATCATCCCATCGCTCAGGTTTTTCACACCACTCTGCTGCACGCTGTCTGCCCCATTCAATAAAAATAGTATGTTTAGTATTAAATATATATTGAGTTAAATCCCCGTCCCAGTATTTCTTTCTGCCATTAAGCTCATATATTCTTTTAAACCAGTATTGAACAAACTGGGTAGGTATTGAAATGTAATCATTGATATGTTCAGCAAAACTATATAATCTTCTAAATGAATCCCATGTAAATTCCTTTGCTTTTTTGGGTTTATTAACTTCAAGCCATTTTTGCTGGTATTTATAATACTCCGTAATGTTATCCAGACAAACTTGTAAAACAGGTTTAAGCTGTGGTTTAACTGTAGCAGGCCAATTCCACTCGTCCCACACATCTTTGGCTATCTTTTTGGTCTGTTCTGTAACAGGTGTCAGCAAAACAGCAGGTTGTTGCCTGTTCATAGCATCCTCAATGGCATAAAACTTCTTGGCAAAAGATAATGCAGAGTAAGCCTTTGGTGTATATTTATCGGATAAGTGCTCAAGATACCAATCAAAGACAGGCTCAAACCTTTTTTGGCCTACCTCTGATTTAATCTCTCTTAATTGACAAGACCATATTGGTAGATTTACTTTGCACATTATCTTTCTTTTAGATTGCAGGGCTTTGACAAGTCTTTTTGCAAATGTATTGTTGTCATTTAAATTAAAGTTTTCTTCACGCACGCCAGAGTTTGAGGATAAACGTAGTTTATCCGAATAACTCTTTATATATTTACTATTCATGGTATGGCATTCATGTCTATCCCCCATGTCATTTTTGCCATCCCCCCCTACTATATGTATTATAACATATATTTTACGGTTATGATTATCCTTAATTTCGGTGGTTATACATCTTTCTTTTATAAGTTTTTCCATACATCTTGTAACTGTTCTTTTATCTGTATCCAAGATAGATGCAAGATATTGATTTGTTGCCCAGCAGAAACCTTTTGATCTGCAAAGTCCAGAAATTACTCCAAATAGTAATTTTGCTTGTGGGGTGAGTTTTGTGTTTTCTATAATATAATATGGGATGACACACCACAGATTTGGTTTGCTATTTAGTGTCTCTTCTTCATATCCATAGGTTACATCTTTTTCCATAATCCAATCCTTGATTATAATAAAATCAGGCAGAGTTGGGTATGTAAAGACTTTCAGAAAGGAAGTGTTTACCTCTGCCTGATTTTACTATAACTAAAACATGCTCTGGGACATGTCATCTTACATACCCATATTAAAATAAAGTTGTTTTATCTTTACAAAAGTTACTATATGCTGTGCAGTTTAATCTGTCAAATTAAAATTTTTTTATTTTTTACCAAAATATTCTCTACCTGGAAAGAACAGATGAGCATTTAAGGCTGACATAATTGCACCGAGCCAACCCCACAAATTACAACAAATCAAGAGTAGAATTATTCCACCCTCAATTGTTAGAAAGATAATCATATCAAGCCATGATGGTAGGATTGTCCATACCCTGTTACTTATGGTTTGATAAATATCCTCTCGTTTGGTTTTTTTGCCCTTGTAAATTAAATAACCCTCTGCATAACCAAAAGCAATCAAAACTAACAACACTACTAAATTACCAGTCATCTTAAATCTCCTTAATTTTGTGTGTTACATTTTTATTATATAGTATCTTTAATCATTCATTTAAAGTTTAGCTATATAATCTGTTCCTTTTTTCTCTGCTTTCTTAATAACTGATTTAACCAATGCTTTGGTCGAGTTCCATTGTACTGACCGTTGAGAATCTTTAAAGTCTTTAACTGTTGAAATCTCTGCAAATGGGGTGGTATGTATCCCAAGAAATTTCTTATTGCCAAGAACAATCTGTTTGAATCCCATAATCATAATGAAAATGGCATACGTTCCTGCTACACATCCAATTACAAGGCCTATGATTGAGATAACCCAATCATACGAATTACCAGCATAAGCCAAACCAAAACCAGTTATACAAGCTATGGCACCAGCCCCACCTAACAACCGGCTGAGTTTATAAGGTAAAGCAATAGCAAAGATAGAACAAACAAAACCGATGCCACACCACCATTTTAGATTATTCATTTTGTTCATAGATTCAGCTTCAGCCTTAGCAATAAGCAAGTCATGTTCCAACTGACCTTTTGCCTTGGCTTCTTCCATTGTTGCTGGTTTATATTGAATATCCCATTCCTCTTTGGTCAATCGCTTTTGTGCTTCCCAACAGCCACTTAATACAATGCAAGTAATCAAAAGCAGCATCATAGATTTTACACAATTGTTTTTCATAATTAGGTCTCCTTACTCTAAAAGTTTTTGTAATATTAAAATCTCTTTTTTCTTTGACTCACCCGCATCTTTGGCATCAAGTATTATATTATGGGTTTTACCTTCATATAAACTTAATATTTGGTAAAGCCTTTTTGCTCTCTTTTGACCAATACTGTCATTATCAAAGCAGATATATCTCTTTTTAAAATTAACCATTCTCATAAGCTGTGAGGTAGAAAATTCTACACCCATTGTAGCTACTGCACCTGGCCCTATTGCCCACACATCAGAGTATCCTTCACATATTATAGCTGTGTTTCTTGTATAATCCTCCCCATACAAAAGGTCTGTCCGTCTGACAGATTCCTGTTCTAATGATGCACTTATATATCGGACAATGTCTTTATCATCAGATATACTTCTTGTTGACCAGCTTACAACCTTGCCGTGATAAATTATAGGAATAAATATTCTCCACGCAAGCTGACTTGACAGACCAATACCTTTGATGTTCCACAATCTTACAAGTTCTTTATAGTCATATCCTCTTCCTTGCAGGTATCTAATATGTGAATTTTTAAGTTCTGTTACATTCTTTGGTAATATAAATTTGCCTTTTGGTTTTTCTATTACTTTGGTTTTGTATGTGTCTATCTGCTTTAAGAGTTTGATACAATCATTGATAGGTAAACTTGTAAGTTCTGTTAAAACATTAAGCAATGGGTGTGTGCCACAACGCCAACAATTAGCATAACCAAAAGCTATGTTGTATCCCAAATGATATGAGTGTGTTCCTTTTCCACAAAAGGGGCAGTCTATATTTATCCAACCATCTCTGGCATGGTGATGTCCCTCAGTTACAAAAGGAACATTGTAATCTGTTAGAATTTGTTGAAAATCCATTATTCTGTTTCTTTAATTTTACCTGCGACAGAATTTTTTATAAATCTTGCAAGCACTTGGTTCATAGTTTTGCCTCTCTTTGCACATTGTGCTTTAAACATATTACGCAAATCAGGGTAAATCTTGACCCATATTCCAACTCTGGTATCTTTTTTTACTGTTGTAGCCATTGTTATTCCTTTCTCTATTTTAATAACGATTTTTGCAATCTATCAAATACATCAAAATCATTTTTAATCTTACCACCATCCAAAGTTGCATTTAAAATCTCTTGTTTTTGCTGTAATATTTTACACAGTTTTTCTTCAATAGTGTTTTTAGCTATCTGATAATATATTGTTACAGAATCCTTTTGTCCTATTCTATGCAGTCTGTCTTCTGCTTGTGTCATATTGCCAGGCACCCAGTCAAGCTCTGCAAATACACAGGTTGAAGAAGCCCATAAATCAATACCTACACCTGCTGCTATAATGTTGCCTATAAACAATCTTACCTTCTTATTCTTTTGAAACTGCATAATAGCCAGTTTACGTTTATGCTTTACTACCGAGCCATCTACCATTACAGATATGTCTTTATATCTATTATACAGTCTTTTAATTATTTTAGTATGCTTGCAGAAAATCACCAGCTTGCCATCTTCATTTTCAAGGTAATCATCGACCCATTTAATCACTTTGGATAATTTTAATTTAGCAGCCAGTCGCAATAAATAGCCAAGTTTAACCACAGCTTCAGCTTTAGCAGCTTTCTTAGCTTTAATTAAAGATTTCTTGCTTAACCATCTGATAAAATCAACTTCAGCTTTTTTATAAATCTTAAACTTTTTAAGATTGTGTGGAATAATCTCTCTGGTTTTATCTGGTAGTTCTTTTAATACATCCTTTTTTAACCGTCTTATCATCATAGTTTCTTTAAGTTTTGTGTGCAGTTCATTCAGATGAGAAGCACCTTTATATTCCCACCCCCAAGGTTTTTTGACGGGATGACAATATTTGAAAGCATAAGAAAAAAAGCTCGGAAACATTTTTGGTTGTATTAAATTCAACGTTGTCCAGAGTTCTGAGGGTCTGTTTGTTAGAGGAGTACCACTCATACAGATAATATATGGGATATTCTTTGCAAATGCTTTTATAGTTTTATATCTTTTGGCACTTCTTGATTTAATATAATGACATTCGTCCAGCACAATCGTTTTTATTTTAAGTTTTGCAAGATATTTAGTCCAATGATGTAATATTTCATAGTTAATTATAATCAATTTGTTATATTTAGATAATGGTTTTGCTTTTGTGCTTTCTATTACAGACCCCCTTTTGTGGATATGGTTTTTTGCCTGCATTTCCCACACCCATTTTAGTGATGCGGGGCACACAACAAGAACAGGAGAAACTTTAGGATGAATGTCAATCCATTTGAGAACTTGCAGGGTCTTACCTGTGCCCATTTCATCTGCAAGCAGAACCCTGCCTTTGAATCTACTTATCTTGCGAACGCCTATCTTCTGATATTTTTTAAGTTTCGTTTTTTTCATTAAAACCAGCTATTATAAATACCTCATAAATGTTATCTATTATATAGACCTACTATATAATATACAAGTCTTTTTATTTCATTACAATAATTTTTTTAATTTGTCCAAAGGCATTATTTATCCTTGCTCGACTCCAGTTAAGGTCTTTATTCAGATGTCGTAAAATGCAATATCTATCTTTAAGTTTATATGGAGATATTTCTTTATGTTCCTTATAGACAGCACTAAGTTTATCTGGATTAGTTATTATCTCTGCTATGTATAAAGCATCTCCGGCAAAGCAATCCAAGAAATCAAATAAACCGTCTGCATAATCAATTGTTGCTTTCTCAATATTCAGTATGGGATTGGTCTTTACAGATTTTCTTTGCTCTTGGTACTTTCGTAGGAGATTATTTTTAATAGACCTACACAGATAAGATGTAAATTTGCAGGAAGACCCCCTTTTCCAATTTTTATATGACAGGACAAAGGCTAAATTGGCTTCGCCCAGAAGCTCCTGAAAATCGCCGCCGTGTCTTTTCTTAAAATCCCATACAATTTTTTTGATGAGTTTTTCTACATCTGAATAAGTTTGTTCCATTGCATTCATTTTAAAATCCTTTCCAATTAAGACCCCCTTACCTAAAATCCCGATTTTAAGACCCCCTTACCTAACTTTCAAAAACTGGAATCAAAAAAATAAAATATTTTTTAAGGAAAGATGACAAAATTCCCAACCGGAATTTTCTATGAAAGCAAAATTCCGGTTGGAACTACTGCCTGTATGCCGTCATTCTACCTTCTTAATATTTTTCTTGCTGTTCTATTTGCTAATCTAATATCTTCCACAATCTTGAGTGCTTCTGGATTTTTAGTGATGGAATTGTCTATTCCCCATTTTGGGCTGACTTTGAAATCATCTTCTTTCCTTAAAACACACTCCATACACCATTCCAATATCCCCACACGATTAAAGTATTTTTCCTGCTCTGTCTTCGTTACCCAAAACCTTTCACAATTCTGTTTTATTTTATATGTAAGGAAATGGACAACTTTTTCTTTTGAGAGAATAAACTTGTCTATTACAGGAACGCTAATACCAAATTCTTGACAGTAGCCTTCTAACTGCTGAACAAGTCTGGAATTATTATTAAAGTGGTGGTGGAAATTAGAGATACTTCTTTGAAATCTGTGGAAACTGTCTCTGATTTCTTCTATAAAATAGTGAACATTTTCCTGATGTTGACTTTCATCAGAAATTACACATCTTGGAACATTAAAAACTTTTTTCTCTTTTCTTTTTGCCTCATAATCTATGGAACGTGTGTGGGAACTTGTTGTGTTTAAATATGATATTAAAGTTATTAAAACAACATCATTCTTAATAAGAAAAGCAATGGGTGTTGAATAACTAAAGAGAGTTTTATCTTCAAAAGAGATATTTCTACGACCATTTCTACCACAATGTTGAGATTGTTCTATCCAAACCATAACAACTTGCCTTTGATTCTGAAAAACTGTTTTCATACTTTACTTCCTTTCCTTTTTCAATTTGAAGAATGAGGGTAATCATCTTTTTTCTTCCACATTTTGACCATCATAGAAAAACTAATTGCAAACAAACTTGCAAGTATGGCCCTTCTAAAGAATTTTCTCTTCTTTCTTTTTGCTGCCAAGTGCATAATATATAGAAAGATGGAAACATCAAGCAAAATAGTAAGAAGAAAAAGTACCAATTCAACAAATAGTTGGACAAATGAAGTTCTCATGGCTTTTTCCTTTTCAAACTGCCTAATAAAAACTGCGGGACTTCCGGTAACAAACCAAAAGCCCCACAGTCTCAAAAAGGAAGTACAACTCTAAGAGAATATTCTAATCATCTTTTTTATTTCTTCCACAGTTAATGAGCGAGAAAAACTACCCATTTGAAAACCAAGACTTGTTTTTCTTTCCACTACACAGAAAGACATTGTCATAAGGTTATTTACTTTCAATAAAATAACCCTTTCCTGCTGTTCATAATTCTTGGCAGGCTGTCCATAATTCTTGGCAGGATCGTTTGTTATTTCTACAGGAACTCCAAACATTTTGGAAAACAATCCTTCTTCTCGTTTTTTCATATTCTTTCTGGCAATCAGCAGATCAATTGTTTTTTCCTTATATGCAACCATTTTTTCGATATATTTAACAGCAGCTTTAGGATTCTTACATTTATGATTTTCATCTGAATAGCGACTACTCTCAAAGGAAATTAACCACCAGTTGTTATATTGTTTTCTTATGTTAATAGTATATTCTTGATTCTGATACTTTCTTGTAAGAACAGCTTGGTTTTTCCACTCATCAGAACCAGAAATATAATCGAAATAGTTGCCTGTTAATTTTATATCAATGTCTTTTACCAGTTGGACAAGAAAATGCTTGTCCCAAGATTCCATCCTTTCTTTGCGTTCCTCTTTTGTTAAACTCATAATACACTTCCTTTCTAAAAAATTGATTTGATTTTGTAATAGAATGATTCTACTACAAATTTCCTGTCAGAGAATTGCACTCTGACAGGAAAACATTAGTCATTGAAGCAGATTGTAGTTCCGAACGGTGCTTTTTGATGGTTCTTATTTACAGAAACCCAGAGAACAGGATAATCCGGTTCTTTATCTGGAAATCTACCATCCAAATCGGTCAAATAAACTGCACAAGCCGGAGAATAACCTTTTTTGTTTATTTCTTCAAATGCGGGTCTAAAGTCAGTTCCACCACCACCTTTTATTTCTACGGTAAAGGGCATATCAGCTTTTGTAAATTCCTGCTCACTTTGAATTTGAGCGTCTATGGAAAATACTCGCAAAGTTGTATCGTAAGCCATCAGAATATTTGATGCTTCTGCTGTGAATTTGCTGCATTGCTCTTGAGATATGCTTCCAGATGAGTCAATAAACACAGCAATTTCAGGAATTTGTTCACTGATTAGACTTGGTAGAACTAAACCCTGTGGAAAATATCTGCGGTTGGGCTTTGACCAGTTGTAGTCATTCCTTGCAGACCGTTCTACAAAATCTCGCAGCAGAATATACCACGGAAGTGGGGGATTGATTACATCGTTAATCATTCGTTTCAAATTTGTTGGAATATCCCCACGACACATTTGGGCAGCTTGAGCTGCGGCAGCTTTCCACTCAGCTTCTAACTGTTTATCTTCTGCTTTACCTTGAGAAGGTATAACAGCACCACACATTCCGGGGTCAGGAATTTTACCATCTCCTTTTCCCCCTTTTCCCCCTTTTCCACCTTCTGGGGACTTCTGATAGACGATATTGTAGATTTCTTCTACATTTTTATTGTAGAAGTTTGGTTCAAGAAGACCAACTTTAGGCATTCTGAATCCAGATTGAGTCAAAATCTCATTGATGGAATAATCTCCGGCTACATTCCAGAATGTAGAGTCTCTATCACCTTTCCGCCAACAGTGTCCCATTGCAAGGTGCATTGTTACGTGGGCGAGAACAAATTGGAGTTCTTCGCTGGATAACTCTTCGATGAAATTTGAGTTGTAGAACAATGTTTTTCCATCAGTTGCCGCCGAAGGCACCATCTCATCAGCTTGCTGGAACTTTAATTTCATTGCAAGACATCCGAAGAATGGATGGTCTAATAAAAGTAAAGTTCTGGCTCTAACAATCTTTTCTTTTGTATTCATAATTCTTCCTTTCTGAAAAATGGGTTAATAAACTTTAGAACAATTCTCTGATAGGGAATTGCACCCTATCAGAGAAAAACCCTTTATCTATGTCAAAATTTCTTTATGCTTAGAAGCCCACTCGATAAAGTGTTTAGAGTGCTGAATGTTTGGTTCTTTCCTAACCATATCCCGAACAAGCAGGGTGGAAAAATCAATTGGTAGTCTATTAGCATACTTAAAGATTCTTCCAACATTGTCTTTAGTTGCTTTTTCGACCAAAGCCGAAACGATTGCATACAGAACAGCAGGTTCTTCTGGAACTATTGCTTCGTCTGGCTTTAATAGAATAGCAGCAATATCCGGCAGACTTTCGTAAACCTTTAGAAAACCCATCAGTTCTGCTGCACAACCTTCACCAACAGAACCAGCCAAGACTTCGTGTTCTATCAAACCCATACTCATAATTTCTCCAGCAAACTGGAAAGTTCTCGGACAGGGGTGATTAACAATATCAGCCGTTGCTTCTCCGGTTGAGAGAAGAGTTGGTCGAAAGTGTACAAATCCAATCAAACCTGCGGGCATTTTATTCTTGAATGCCCAGTCAATCCAACTATCAGCATCAGCTTCTAACTGAAGGATGGTGCTAAATCTGGATTTGACAGGTTCGAGAATACCTGTAACACCTGCTCGGTCTTCCCTGCGATTTGTAGCAGCAGCGAAAACCACTTGGTCAGAAACACGATGACCATTAACTCTGCGTTCCAGAAGAAGTTGCATACAAGCTGCCTGAACTACGGCAGGGGCTTGACCCAGATCGTCCAGAAAAAACAGAGTTGGCTTTTTTGCTTCGATAAGCTGTCGAAGCTCACCAAAGGGCAAAAATTCAGCTTGCCCCTTTACAATTCCCGGAAGACCTTTATAGTCTGTCGGGTCGGAAACTACTGGGTGTGAAATAATCAATTCGTAGCCCAAGTTCTTTGCAACTTGTTTTACAATACTTGTTTTCCCAACTCCAGGTGCTCCTTTCAAAAGAACCGGCTTCATGTTCTTAAATAAAACAGTCAGCACTCTTGTTAATTCTTTCGCATTCATAATAAACTTCCTTTCTGAAAAATGGTTAAATATAATCGAACTATTCGATTACTAAGAACACAGGTAGGAGTCGAACCCACGCACCTTTCGGAGGCGTATTCCTAAGAATAGACCGTTGTCCTTGCCGTTAGACTTCTTGTGTTCTATGTTCCATCAAACTGAAACATATTGCTTCATCTTTTCCAAAACAGCTTTTGCATCTTTCGCCGCTTTTTTTCGGACATCAGAATTATCTCGAAGAGTAGTCGGGTGAAGATTTGCCAGTTTTTCAACCAATTCCTTTCTCATATTCTCCAATTCACTGCTTTGGATTATATTGAGTTTTGGAAGCAAATGACAGAAATCACCCAGATTGGTAATCAGAGTATTTCTGAAAATCCTGTCTGGTTCTGATAGAGTTGACTCTATCTTTCCAACGAGTTCAGCTAATTCCTGCCAGACAGAAGCCATTGCAGCACTCACTTTCGTAGATATGGTTTTTTCCATATTTTCCTTGATGTTCTTGACATCATCATCAGACAGGGAAACTCTGAAATCTTCGGAGTTTGGCAGTGGAAATATATCCACACCATGACCAAATTTACCTTTGACTTCTGCAATCGTTGGAAATCTTGCTGTGTTGACAAGGCTTCCTAATCTCTTTTGGCTTCTCTGCAGAATTTCAGGATACTCTTTGAGAAATTTGTCAATTTCGGCATCATATTCATCAGTGGCTTTCCTTAATTTTTGAGTAAAATCAAAGTAGAGTTCCGATGGTAAAATTCTATCACCAGAATCGTTCCAAGGCAAAGTCATAGAATCTATGGCAGCCCTGCACTTTCCGGCTGCTCTGACGATGCCTTCCAATTCCTTTTTAGGAATTAGATATGTCCACCAGTTGCCGGAATCGTAACCGGCCCCCTTTCCCTCTCTGACTTCTGCCGACACTTTGGAATCCTTGATGTGAAATAGAGACATAGAAATCCTCAAATGAACCAACATTGCTTTTTCTGATAGATTACTCATAATAAACTTCCTTTCTGAAAAATTAGAATATACTGCAAATAGAACATTTCCATTTGCAAATCCTCATAGTGGAATTACACCACTATGAGAATATTTGTTAGTATGGATTATATTTCTTTAAGAGATTCCTTTGCAAATTCTAATCCATAGAAACCACCTACTATGTCGTATTCTCCTGTGGCAAGATTTTCTGAAACACAGCAATAAACATCGCCAGAAAGGTATTGATTCCATGTTGTAATTAAATCTTCGGCTGCTTTATAGGCTTCTTCTCTCTTTGGAAAAGATTTCTTTTCCACGAAAATTGCCCCCACATTAGAAGTATCCCAATTTCTTGGGAGATAGGAGAAAGAACCTGCCAATGACAGAACTACGCCGGAATGGATATAATGGATATATGCTGATACTGAAAATATCCAGTGGCTATCCAATTCTAAGGTGTCTCGATAAATTCTTGCAAGATATTCTTTGGGAAATTCTTTCCTTTCAACCCAGAAATCTCTGTGGTAGTATACCAAAAACATTTCTTCGTTCCCCCAAGTATTAGGACTTTCTGCAGATGTGTCAGGAGTAAGATATTTTAGAATGTTACCCCCTTTTGTGGTTGTATCTTCTACTGGTTCGAATTGGTACTGTGTTTTGGTGTCTTCGTCAACATAGATTGTGGTTGTAATCTTCTTAATTTTCATAATACACTTCCTTTCTGAAAAATATTTCTAAAATGATGATAAACAATTTATCATCAAATTCTATGCAGAGAAATTGCATCCCTGCATAGAAAAACAAATGGAGGAGAAATTTTAATTGTTCTCGAACGGATTGTCCAAATTATCTAATTCATCTAATTCATCTAAGAAGTCTTTTGGAATATCACTAATTATAAAGGTGAATTTTTGACTATTTCTTCGAACTCCTTTGGCAAACCAAAAGTGTTTGCAAATATTCTCATCAGAGTTACTCTTTCCTTTACAGAATCAATTCCAATGTCAGCCAGAGCCATCTGATGAGTTAGAATATCTCTTACTGTAGCTTCCATAGTTTACTTCCTTTCTGAAAAATTCGTTTTGTTTATGTCCAATTCCTGCTATGAGAATTGCACTCATAACAGGATTTTAAGAATTTATCCATGTTTGTATAACCAGCGAAGGATAAGCAGTGGAATACCTACTACTACAAAGATTGATAGAAACACAGCAACATAAATCGACATTTTATTTCTCCTTTCTAAAAATAGGTTAATTAGAATTTTGTCAACATTATATCAATCATATATTCATCGAATAGGTGAGTTCCTGTATAATCCTTTTTTAATGATTTCCTCTGAATGTTTGGAGGGATCAGTTTTCTCACTTGTCTAACTATAGACATAATTATCTCGTCCAGTTCTTCCCAGTTGTATGTTCTGGTTTGTGATAAGGTGGCAAATGTTTGTGGAAGACCGTTTTTAATAGCAG